GGCGATTTAGTTACACAACTTACCGCTGGTGTTTTGGGTAGACATGCTGCTACTGGTACTGTTCCAATCGTGGGTGTGTTTAATGGTGTCCAATATACAGACCCCACTTCAGGCGAACAAATATACAAAAACTATTATCCCGGCAGTATTTCTGCTTCGGATATAGTTGCTTCTGTCATTGATGGTCCTAATGTTGTTTTTGAAATTCAAGGTGATGCTGCTTGTCCAGTAGCTGACTTGTTTGGAAATTTTGACATTGTGGATGGTTCTCCTGTAGGCGATACTAAGTCTGGGAGGTCTAATACTGAAATAGCAATAAGCACTGGTGCTACCACTGCTACACTGCCATTAAAGGCTTTAGACATTTCTCAGGATCCTGATAACTCGGATGTTTCATCCACCAACACCAATGTCTATGTTGTGATTCAGAATCACATCGCT